TTACAGGATTGATTGGAGTTATAGGTGGATACATTGGAGGAAGTAAAAGCTAATGGCAAAAACAGCAGCATGGCAACGTAAAGAAGGTAAAGATCCTAAAGGTGGCCTTAATCAAAAAGGTCGTGATTCTTATAACCGTGAGACTGGTGGTAATTTACAAGCACCAAGTAAAAAGGTAGGTAATAAAAGGCGTGCCTCATTCTGTGCTCGTATGCGTGGAATGAAAAAGAAACTTACTTCTAAGAAAACTGCTAATGATCCTAACTCTAGAATTAATAAAGCATTAAGAGCCTGGAACTGTTAATAAAAAAAGGGGAGCCATAAAGACTCCCCCGTAGCAAGGCAACACGACTAATTTGGAACCTAAGTTATCTTGGGTTCCTTTTTTTTTGGGCCTTACGATAAAGTGACGGATCACCCCATCGCTTAGTCCAAAACCAGTTACTTAATTTACTAGCATAACTTTCTAACTTATCCATGATACAGTTATGCCAGAAGTAATATCTAAATTTTTTGTATAATCTGTTTAACATCTTCTTGTAGTTTTTTACAAACAGAGTTTGCATGATTAATTATTGAGGCACAAAGACTTGCATGAAATGGATGAGTCTTTAACGCTTCTCTAATCTTAGTAACAGGCTTCCCACCATAGTCTATGACTACCATATTGTCTTTATTTAAACCAATCTTAAGTTCAAATAAGATTCCTGTATGTTTTAGTATCTCATCTTCTTTATTTTCTGTCATTGCTTTCTCCTTGTTTCACAAACTCTGCACTAATTCTAGGATCTAACGGACTTAACGAAGATAGTTTGCTCATGATATTTACTACTTCTCCATATGGTCTAGTCATTAAATATCTCATAATATCCATTAGTTGTTCTGATGTTATTAGATATGTTTTCCCATTAACTTCTTGTTGTTTTTTTTCTTTACTCATTGTTCCCCTCTTATTTATCAGTAAAATATTTATTAAGGGTTTGTATACTTTCTTCTGCTGAAGAAATTTTATTTATTAGTTTATCCAACTCATCAATGAACTGTGGATGCTCACCAATACCAACAGCTGAATTAAGATAAACAAGTGCACTAGCATACGCATCTGCTATTTGTGCCTCGTATTTTTTTCTTAATGCATCTAACATCAGTAACTTTGTATCCATTAGTATCCTCTATATTCATAGTAAGTTTTTTCTATATATTCTTCATCTAGTAAGTAAGGATTACTACCATTTTTAAAATCATGTAGTTCTCTTAACTCATTAATAGTTTGAGATAATGTTTTGTTTCTCTGTAAACATCCACAAACTAAATCTACTACTTCTATAAACGCCTGCTTAACTTGTCCCATCACTGATCTCCTTTATTAATTTATCTAAATACCAACTTGCTTTTTTTAAGTCCTGCAAAGGATTACCTTTAAATTTAAACCTGCCAACATACTTAATAATATTCCCTTTAAGATATCCACTAAACTCATCAGCAGTCATATAATCTTTTATGACTTCAATAGTTTCTCTATTACCTTGCTTGTAATGGTTAGGGTGATTTACAGGATCATCATGTTCGATAATATAATTATCTTCTGACTCAAGAATATATTTATTTCCATTATAAATAATTTCTTTTTTAACGTCTGCCATATTCTCTCCTAATAGTTTTAATATCAGTAGTCTCTATATTATAATTACCATCTTTAACTTCTCTTTTAATTACCAATCCACTCCACCATAGATGCTGAGTGTCTCTAGCAAAATGTTCTGGATGACTTAAATAACATCCTGCAGATAACCCATGAATCTTTTTACCATTAGGTAAAGTAGATATAGCATAATCTAATAAGTGACTATGGCCTACTGTAGCAGAAACTTTGTGTTTTGTCAAGAGAGTTCTACCAATATTTTCACCAGATATAGCTGACCCCATAATACCAGATGGGAAGTGATGTGCATAATAAATACCATCAACAACTTTAAACTGTTTATAAGGTATCTCTTGCCAACCATATTTCTTAAATTGTAAATCAGATATTTTCATAGTACCATCTAACTCTGGATTTTCTTCTACAAATCTATCTATTCTATCCTCATGATTACCATGTAACATTATCTTTTTAGGTTTATGTTTTCCCAAACCTTTGTTAAACAAATGCAATGCTTCATGCGAATGCTCCATATCTTTCTGGTATCTTCTACCTTCAAAAGATTTCTTTCCTCTGTCATATGTAGACAGAGAATCCATACTACAAAAGTCACCCATGCATATTACATGTGTCGCTTTTATATCTGCGGCTAGTCTACCTGCCCACAGAAATCTATCATTGCTTGCTTTGGGTGTGCAATGTGGATCACCCATTACTAAATGTGTTGCCATTAGTTTAACTCCTTTTCACGTTTGGCTTTTAACCATTCTATAAAATCAATAACATTATCTTCTTCGTCAAACTCTGCTACTGCATTCATACTTAGGTTAGGTTTTTCAGGGTTTTTTTTATCTGAAGCAAATCCTTTTAATCCATAAACAAAAACAGATTGTGGATCTTGGGTTGCCATTTTTATCATGCCTCTAGCTATAGTAGAACATAATTCGTATTGCTCAGTTGTCATTTGAGATTTACTATCCATAGTAATGCCACATGTAAATCCTTTCTCCAATGGGGAGATAAGAACTTTTATGCAGTTCTTAAACGTATCTTGTTTCTTAGTCATACCAATACCTTTTTACGTTATCGTCATTATACTCTAATACTTTATGCTCGAATCCTCTCTTCATACTTTTCTTACCAAAGTACTCTGCTTTTTTCTCATCATCAAACACTGTATTATTAAACAACCTGTACTCATTATCTTTTTTATTCTTAAACACTACAAAATATAAATGCATACTAACACAAAGAGTAAGTAGAGAATAGACCCCTAAAACTACTCTCCATTACTCTCTGCGTCATCCTTTTTGGGATTGGTCACAGAAGTGTACCATACCCATTTAGGATTCTTTCCCTTGGATTGCTGTTGTGGTAAGTGTTGCAATCCATCTCCCCAACATGGCACTTTGTATGGACAAAATGAACATACAGTGCCTAGCGTTCTGTTGCCTGTTGGTTTACCTCTGAAAGTTTCGGCTATGTCATCGAAACATTTCTGGAATTCTGTTTTATTTTTTAATGCAGTATAATTATCTGTTGCAACTTTAATGTATTTATCCTTATAATCATCTTGGAACTCTGGTGCTTCACATACAGTCCACTCACCTGTAGACTTATTGATAGCTATCCAACCACCGAAAGGCTTTCTCATACCTTCTGCGTAAAGAAAACCTTGCGATGCATAACCAAAGGAATCATTATTAACTACTTCATTAAAGCCTCCCTTCTCACCAAATTTATGTTCAAAGGAATACGGTGACGCACTCTTAATATCCCAAATTTTGTTATCAATCTCAACATCCAATCTTCCAGACATAGAGTCTTCTTTAAATTTATACTTAACTTCTTTTTGTTCACTATCAATTTTAACTCCTGCAGATTTTAAAACAAATATAGCTAGGGCCTCTATCAAATCTCCAAATGTATTTCTCATTTTATTATTATAAGGTTGTCCATCACCTTTAATACCTTTTGCTTCCATTTGTAGTTGACAGAGTGGCCTACCTATATTCGACATTCTAGGTTCAAAACTATCCCTACGCTTTTCTGAGAACTGTCTACGCAAGGCACTTTTACATGCCTCGCCAAACTCCTCAACTAAATCCTCAGAAATAGCGACAGGATTACTAGATACCTTATCAAGATATATTTTTACTTTATCTAATATTGTATTCATTAAGATGTCAATACTTCCTCTGGAAGAGGATCGTCCATCTCCTCAACAATTTTAGCGTCTTCACCATCTTGATCATTTGGTTTCTTAACTCTAGAATTTTTATAAGCTGCAAGTACTTCATCGTTTTCTTTTTTCACAGCCTGCTGAAACACAGTTAAAGTTTCATTATCTTCTTGTGTAAACTGTAACTCAGTACCAGATTTGGTATCAAGAACAGGAACATAAAAAGTATTACCACCTTTTTTCTGTCTCTCAGTATCAATAGATAACACTTGTTTAAGCATAACCTTACCACTATCTTTTAGTCTTTTGATAGCATTACTTACAGGTAAGAATGCTGTACCAG